TTCCGGCGCAACCTTCGGACGTTCCTGCTCTATGGTCATGCTAAGGATGCTTTTAGCCGTACCAACATCGATACAAGGCACGTTTGCCATTGCACGTAACAGCGGCTGATAGTCTTTATGCTCATGAAGCGCCATAATCGCATCAGCGCGCGGCTTGTCCTGCTCTTCCAGTTTGTTTAGTTGATATACGGCCTCATAGGTTGATAAACCTCTGTCAGCCATTGCCCGCGCTTCGGCTTTAAATTTACTCGCCAGCGGTAGCGTCATGATGCTTTCATTCGTTGCCATCGTTCCCCCTGCTTATCGGGCCAGCGGCTGAACGGATACGCCGGAACCCGCAAAGGCGGCGCATTTTTTCGCATCGGTGTCGACGCTCTCAGGCCAGTTAACGGCGGCAATATTGAATATCCCCGTCTTGTAACACTGTGCTGATTTCTGCTTTGACGTGTCCACAGGATACGAAGTCAGATAAACAGCCTTGCCAGATTCCTGACCATCCCACGGCTTAAACTCGCCATTGTCCGCCAGCATCAGCGGGGTAAATTCCTGAATAACGCCAGCATCAGCGGCAAAATGTACCAGCGTCGTGGCGACCTGCTGACTGCCTGCAAATAACTCAATGTATGGAGTGTCCATAGAATCCCCCGTTAAGCAATTTTGACAGTAACAAATTTGCGAATATCTGCCGGAACCGGCTGCGGTGCGCTGTGCGTCTGCACGTACTCAATCGCCGGATCTCCGTCCTCAATCCAGTTTTTCGGGTAGTACATGTTTTGCGTTGCCCCCGTTCTTACTGCGTCCTGATCCATAATCGCACCATAGGCCACCAGCCCTTTATTGTTGGTGTTGCCCAGGACAAGCAAATCAGGCTCAAGGAAATATTTTTCTGTGCCGTCGCTGTCAGTGTATTTGCCGGAATAGACGATAAGGGCCAGATCACCAAGATAGCCTTTAAAGCTCACCACTTCGCCCAGGTTTTTACATGCCAGCTCTGCGGCGGATTCTGAACCACGGGAGAGATCGTACAGTTCACGGAATTTTTTAAAGCTGCGTAACATGCGCCATACATCAACGCCCATAATCATGACGTTGGCGGGGCAACCTGCCTGATCTGCGTATAGTTCAATGTCATATATTGGGTCGTGTATGTCTTTATCCTGCTCAGACCATTTTTTACCGTCGGCCTGCTCTATGATGTTTTTTTCCGGTATCTTCCAGTCGATTTCATAGCGTTCTATGCCTTCGCCCTCAATGATGTTTTTTCCGGTCGTTACCGCATTCACCGCCAGCCATTCAACGCGTGCCTTAATGGCGTTTATCTGGCGGCGCATGTTGCCAGTAATCAGGCGCATACGGCGGTAGGTAGGATCGTTAAGCTGTGCCGGATCTTCTCCAGCCATGCGCATTATTGTTTTTAATGGATCGATTTCGTGTTTTGGCTTCATGTAGCCAGGGCGGATAATGCTGGTTTCGTACCCTTTATCGCGCTGAACCTGGCTGCCAACCATAGGCGAACAAAACGCCGACATAGTGACTTCTTCAATATCCAGGTTATCTAACATGATGTCCTGCGTGTTGAATGTCGCCACGTTCGGGAAAAACAGCGCGGTAAACAGCGGACTAAATTTAAATCCCGCAATATCCTCGCGATTCAGGTACGCGAAAAGCTGGTGTGTGTTAAGTGCTATTGCTTTGACTGCCATTATTCGCCCCCATAATTTTTGTGCATCCCAAGCGCCGCAAGTAAATAAGATCGCACAAGTGAACCTATCGACGGCTCCGGCGTCATCAGCGGATCCAGTCCAGCCGCAACGCCAGCTTCATAGTTTTTTTTGTGGCGCTGCTTGAGCACCTCCACGATTTCGGGGCTTATGTACACCGAAACACCGCCTTTTTTCTCTTCAGCCATAGTAAGAAATTCCTCTTCGACTAAAAAAATCATAACTGGATGTTTATCCAGTCCTGATTATAATCAGAATTGCATTTTATGCAATGATATTGAGTTATGTTGCAAATTATGAAATGATTATCCCGATCACGAACGCCAGTGCATCCAAAAACCTCATATGCAAAAGCCCGATAAGAACCCTCTGACCTTATCGGGCTTTTTTTGGGCGCAAGCCGGATTGCTCCGGCTATGTGTGCTGTGTGCTGGCTCAGTCTCTGATCTCTTTCAGAAATTCTATCAATGCATCTATCTGTTCAGGATTTACCGCCAGCATTTCACCGGATAGAGCACATCTCACAAAACCATGCTGATCCTTTTCAATCAGTGCGCCCGTCTCCAGGAATGCGCGGTAATCATTGATGCTCATCGTCTCCATGTTGTCAGCATGGTATTTATCACGCTGTTTTAATATCTCATCAAATTTCATCGGCATTGTTTTTTTCCTCTGTTGTGTCTGTTTGTTTCAGATAGTAACTATGCCTGACCGTGACGAAAACCCGGTAATGCGCCATACCGTTTCAACTGGTGCAAAAAAAGCCGTATTTCTCCGGCTGTTTGATTAGCTGTCCTGGTAATTGCGCCATATTTCATCACCAGCACCATCTATACCCATTTCGGCATAAGTGCGATCGACTGCCTTTTTCAGGTCTCCGAAATTATCCGGCGGCTCCGGTGCCCTCTGTGCCTTCCTTGAACATTCCAGCCGTCGCATCGTGATGTGATGCCGTTCCTTGTCTGTCTCCACCAGCTGCATGACTTCACCCCATCGCGCCGCCGCCCTCCGGTAAAAGCCTTTCGCCTCCAGTTCCTCCGCTATGCGGTCATGTACCATCGTCACCCCCTCAGAACGAAATATCATCACCGTAAGGGTCATCGCCTCCCGCTGGTGGCTGATTACCCTGTGTGCCTGTGGTTTTGCGTCTGTTCCCGCCTGGACGTGCCGCGCGGGCACTGATTACGCTGTCTGCGATAACCTGCCAGCCCTGCCGCGTTTCTCCGTTCTGTCCGGTCCACTGGCTTACCTGCATCGTGCCGGATACGCTGGCAACATCGCCTTTTTGATGTTTAGCCAGGAAGTCGGCCTGTTTGCCAAATGCGATGACCGATAACCATAACGTCGCCTGTCCGTCCTGTGCCTGGCTGCATGGCAAAGATACCGCCATACGCGCCAGCGTCATCGGTGTGCCCTTGCTGGTCTGTTTTACCTGCGGGTCGTCCACCAGCCGCCCGTAAGCGGCTATCTGTGCCGTCATAATTCCACCTCTCCGGTTTTAACGTTGATGGTTGTTACCTGTTCCGCTTCGGCAATCTCCCGTTCTGTCAGCGTGGCAAAGTTTGCCGCCGCCGTGGTCATGAATGCGCTTATCAGGTCGGGATGTTCCTTCGCGTATCCTTCCCGCGTGTGGCGGTCTATCGTTCTGATTGCCACCTTTAAGGTGTGCTCAGTCATGTCTAACGCTTTATATTTTGGCTCTGTTCTGTCTCTGCGTTTTTGGGTCATTTCTCGCAACCTCTCACTTTTCCGCCTCACTTTTTCAAGCGTCTCACTTCGTCGCAGTTGGGATTTTCGGTTTTTCTATGTGTGTGTTTCATAAGTATTTTTTTACCCCTCACTTTTGAGGATGTATACAGGTCGAAAAGTGAGGGAGAGCGGGCTAATTTTGGCCCTCTTTCTATCCCCCTCGCTTTTGCTCCTCACTTTTATAGCGGCGCTACATCATCCCCATCGATACGAATAACCCCATCTTTTTCCAGCTTGTACAGCCAGCGCCGGAAGTTTTTCATTTCATACCCCAGCTTTTTCATGTCATCACGTAACAGCGGGATCGTGCACTTGTCGCCGTTCTGTGTGCGTGAACGGATGCACCCCCATAGCGCGGTATGGTTTTCCGTCTTGTTCCCTGCCTCCTCGATGCGCTCCAGTTCAACAGGAGGGCGCGGATCATCCACCACCACCAGCGACGTGATTAATTCACCGTCAGCGTCGGTAAAAAGCTCCACCACGCGTAAGTCATATGCGGCTTCTTTGAGTTCCTCCGCGTCCTTCATTTTGGTGCATGAGATAACCAGCGCTTCGCTTCCTGCGTCCTCCCTGCGTATCCGGTATTCAGCATCCAGCGAAGCACGAAATGCACTGGAACCGCGCGCGCCTTTCGTCTCATCCTTGCCGGAATGGTGAACCACCAGCACCGTGGCCCCTGTGCGTCGTTTCAGTTCGTCACAACCACGGATAAACGCCCCCATATCACGGGAATCATTTTCATCATTCCCACCAAAGCAACGCGCCAGCGTATCCAGAATAATCATGCGTACAGGTTTACCCGTTTCCCGCTCCACCTGACGGGCAGCGATAACCATTTCATCAACATCAAGCGGGGCAGCCGGAAAGATGGGGCGGTTTACCAGATACAGATTTTTCACCTGCTCATCGTGCACAACCTCCCAGGCTTTTACACGACGCGGAACACCTATACCGCCTTCACCAACCACATAGAGAACCGCACCATGTGCAACCCTGCGGCCTCCCCACTGGCGACCAGTGGCAACATGGCACGCCCACGATCCGACAAGGAATGATTTATAGGACCCGCTAGCCCCGTATATGCTGCATAGCGATACCGCCGGAATAATCCCCTTAACCACGTAATCCAGTTGCGTGTCGTATCCGGTAGATCCAACGCTCATCGGTAGCGTGGTTTTTCGCTGGTGGTTTTTTTCTTCCGCCGGCTCTTTCCCGCGCACCCGTTCCAGGTATTCGCGCCAGTTCTCCCGCATATGGCTGTGCATCCCTTCGGGGTAATAATTCGCATCAGTTACACCCGCCGCCGCCAGCTTGTGCGCAATGGCATTAATATTTGATGGCCTGATGTGGCCTGCCTTGTACAGCCGGACACAATAGCGCCCCTCGTCGATGATTCTCAGGTCTGCCAGTTCATCCAGTTGATCATCAGCCAGCACAACGGGAGGCACATTATCGCCAGCCAGTCGCCCGTCCTGTTCCTGCCACTGTTTCGCATGTGCCCAGGCATCACTACCCGCAAAAATAATGACTTCGGTCATCTTGTCGTAAGGCTGTTTTTTTAAGTTCGGTGCGCTTTTCATTTCTTGCCCCTGAATCCGTTAATCATGGTTTTCAGCTTCTGGATGTTTGCCCGTGCCCTGGCGTTGCTGGTGGGCACGTTATGCGGCGCGGTCTGTACCAGAGAAAAATCACGCCGGAACTGATAAACAGGCATCACGCAATCATATTCGTAACCTTCACGGCGGTAGGTTACGCGCCGTTCTTCCACGCCCTTAATCATTACCGTGCCGCCGTACTGGTCGCGGTAAATATCACCGCGCGTAAATTTAGGGTGAGTGTTGCCACTGGCAGTTAAGCCAGAATATTTAAGTTTCATTATTTTTATTCTCCGGTGTGCTGTTCTTTATATCTGTCGTGCAATAGATCTATTTCTTGCAGTTCCATTATTACAGGCTCAAGAAGCGTTATTAATGCCGTGGCAATTCTTGATTTTTGTTTGTCGCGTTCATTGTCGCCAAGTGTTTCAAGCCATATGCGCAATATTTCCAGCATGTTTTCACTGTGAGAAAGTGCAAGAAATGCGCGGTCTATTGTTTGGTGGTAAATATCACGCATGGCTTACATCCTCAGGAAATTTTCTTCTATAACGCGCCTCTGCCACATATTCCGCATAATCGGCGGCGATATTCAGTACATCAAGCCCCGTTGATTTATATTCTCTCGTGGAAAGTAAGAAAAAAGCCGCTCTAATAAGTTCTGGCATTGACGAAAGCGCATCAGCCGCATCATCAGGAACGCCGGAAAATTCCTGTTTCAGGGAATTAAAACGATCATCACGCATAACCCCCCCATTTTCACAATCAGCAATCAGGATGGCTTTGGCCTCATTCAGCGCCATATCCGCACTAAGTTGCATAACCGCCAGCGAATGAGGAACGAAAGCCCCGGCATATTCTGTTTCACTGGTGGCGTGCTTATGCGCCATGTCTGCGATAACAGAAATATCAATCAGCGCGTGCATTAGCGTTATGATGGCTTCGGCGGCTGCGTCCGGACGGATGTTATTGCACATGGCACACCTCCTGACGAATACGGGCAGCGAATACCATCACGCAGCCATCAGGAGATTGCTGACGCGCTTCCTGTTCGCTGGTGGCCTCAATGGTAATCACGCGCGGTTGTGCCGTGCTCAGGGCGATAAAACGCCAGATGTATTTATTCAGGTTGTGCGAGTCCCGCCCTTGCGGGTGTGTGGTATGATTTAACATAGCTACCTCGATACTTTCGCTATCGTTGGTGGTTAGAAGCCCTGCGAGTGGTAACGACACTTGCGGGGCTTTGCATTTATGCACCTTGATAATCTCAAGGTGTGGTCCACTATATGCTTTAGGTGTGGCCCACGTCAAGGGTTTTATTTGTGCTTTTTCTGTGTATACTGTCCCCCACCAATCCAACAGAGGAATAGAAATGGCAACGGGTACAACAAACGCAAAATCACAAGCTCTAAAGGCTCGTGTACCACACGAAATAGTAAACGCCATGGAATCAGTGAAAGAATCAGGCGAAAGCACATCACAATTCATCATTGCGTCAATGCAAGGCGAGATCAAACGCCGCCAGCGCCGCAAGGCCAAAGAGCAGGAGTAACCATCACCAGCGCCGTGGTGTGAGTAACTACGGCGCATTGCTATGCAGGACAACACAATGACCGATAAAGAATTGACCAAAACATTATCACCGGCACGGAAAAGACGGCGCAGAAAGATAGAGCATGAATCAGAAAGATTCGCGCCATGTGCTTTTGCCCTTGAGCAATTCCTTAAAGAGTACAGGGAAAAGCGCTCATTGCAGGTATGGCAACGAACTGAACCTGACTGATTGCATTGCCCACCAGCCGCAAATGTGGCATTGTTGGCAATGCTCATGCGTTGGGGATAACGTGTAGCTTGTGTCGAGGGGCCACCGTAGCGGGTGGCCTTTGTTTTGCCCGTTATTCGGCAATTGTGGCGCTTCTCCACATGGTTGATATAATCCCACTGCTCAGATTCATTTTTTGCGCAGTAGGTTAATTGTTCACAAAGGCGCTCCGGCAACGGGGCGCTTTTTGTTTTTATTA